ACTATCAATAGTTTCGATCGCATCCTTGAGGTCGGTGATACCGAAATGATTGCTCTTGCAGTGCAAGGGCTCAACTCCATGTATGAAGCCAACATGGGTTCAGAAGGACGAATGATGACTGGAGGCGCTGCGGAGAATCGTGCAGACGTCTTCCGGTCACAACAAGAACTTGTGAACGCTATGGCTGATCCTCGATACGACCAAGACCCTGGCTATCGAATGGACATCATGGACAAACTTGAACGTTCTGACATTACTTTTTAATCATGCCTTACGGCCCTGGAACATACGGATCAAAAGTAGGACGCCCGCCTAAAAAGGGAAAAAAGAAGGGTGGCAAAAAATAGAGTCCGCCTTTCTGTCGGTCGAGGTGAGAAACGTCCTGCATCTCAGGGTGCAGGTCTCACTGCAAAAGGCCGAGCAAAGTACAACAGAGAAACAGGCTCGAATCTGAAGGCCCCTGTTACCGGCAAGGTGAAGCCCGGTAGTAAAGCTGCAAGCCGACGTAAATCATTTTGTGCACGGTCACGTGGATGGACTGGTGAGCGTGGGAAGGCGGCAAGAGCACGTTGGAAGTGTTAATGAACAAGCGCAAATCTATGAAGATTGCGGCATCGTTCGACCTCTCAAAACCTTATGTACCTGGAGGTCAGAGCTTTGACGGGATCCCTAATGCAAGCCCTGAGATGCTTCGCCGTCTCAAGCAAAGAAAAATGAAGAACCCCGGCGGACAACTTCTACCCAACCTGCCCCGCGCAAAACGTAAAAAGCGGAGATCCAAGAATGTCATTGTATGAAAACATTCATAAAAAGAGAGCCAGGATCGCCGCAGGTTCTGGCGAAAAAATGAAACCGCCCGGAGCAAAAGGCAGACCTACAAAAGCCCAATTTGCCCGTGCCGCCAAAACAGCAAAACCACGTAAACCAAAAGGACGCAAATGAAACTACTCATCCTTATCCCCTTTTTCTTCTGCAGTGCAGCCATGGCACACCTGAACGGTGAGCTGCACCATCACGTCAGCGATGAGCTGCCTCAGATCGAAGTGGTCGAAGAAACCGAAGAGTCTGATTCCTGATTATTTATTCCACCCATGAAATCAATTATTATTGCCGGTCTACTACTCGGCGCTGCCCATGGCGTCCAGGCACAACCTTATGTAAACGCTGAGGTCAATCAAGCCTTTGGTAGCAACACCCTCACTGAGCTGCACGTCGGCTGGGAGGGTGGTGCTAATGGCGCGAGTTACTTTGTACAAGGTGGTCCGGCTGTAGATAGTACATCCGGTGAAGTCTCCAACATTTTCACCGCAAAAATTGGAGGCGAGGTTCATGACGTCGGAGTACATGGCCTGGACTTTTATGGTGAGCTGGGTTTGTCTACTGGAGCTAGCTCAAGCTATGCCGCAAAGGCAGGAGTGAAATATCATTTCCACTGAATACAACATGTACGTCAACGTACATACTGTCGAGTTACTTGAGAAAGCAGTCCAGCTATACATCGAACGCTGGCCTGGCGGTGACCCCCAAGAGCAAGAGGATCTGAAAAAGGTTCAAATGGGGTTACGAAAGATCTTGCTCGAAGACATGTTCAATAACTAGAACAACCGTCCGTTCATCCCATACGGGACGCATGACACCTAAGCCATGGAACGGGGGCTTGGGATCCTCCAGGAGGACACCATGCAACGCAAGCCAGTAGTGCTCGTGTATCGCGGCGTGAAGTACACCCGCAAGTGATTAGGTAAAGGCCTACAGGGAGGTTCAAGTCCTCCCATCGCTCTGGCATTGGCCCGGTACGCCGGATACCCTTTGCCGTCTAGACGGTGGGAAAGACCACGAAAATTGCTACAAAAATTTTTCCAAGATCTTGGAGTTGGTTTACATAACTTTTACTCCTTAAAATGGCACATCAATCTTCTGCGCTGCAGACCGCCCTTACACGGCCTGGCGCACTTAATGGGGGAACTGACCCCCGTGCCTTGCTGCTCACCCTCTTTTCCGGTGAGATGTTCAAGGCCTTCCAGCGTGAGCAGATCGCTCGCGACATGATTCAGAAGCGCACCCTGAAGAACGGCAAGTCTTTGCAGTTCATCTTCACGGGTCGCACGACTGCTGAGTGAACATGACGCTCAGGGTAAATCGGGTGAACTCAGGGAAACCTAAGGCGCAAGCTATGGCAATCCTGAGCCAAGGCTCTCAAGCGTGAGAGAAGGTGCAACGACTAGGTGGTTAGGAACGATCTTTCCTTGTAATACACCATTAGCGCCCGACACTTTTTAGTGATGATATAGTCTGAGCCCTATGAAAGTAGGGAATAATTGATCATACTCCTGGAAACAGCATCCTGGGTAACTCTGACGGCGCACCCCCGGTGGCCGAAAAGACCATTACCTGTGATCAGCTCTTGATTTCCAGCGCATTTGTGTACGAATTGGACGAGGTTCTTACTCACTATGACCTCCGTTCTGAGATCTCCCGCAAGATCGGTTACGCACTTGCACAAAAATACGACCGCATGATCTTCCGTAGCATCATTCGTGGTGCACGTAAGGCATCCCCGGTCGGCAAAACTTCCAGCTTCCGTGAGCCCGGTGGCACCCAGATTCGCGTTGGTAGTTCTACCAATGCTTCTGATGCTTTGGACTCTGGAAAGCTCGTGACGGCCTTCTATGACGCCGCAGCAGCCCTCGACGAAAAGGGGGTTTCTGGGGACGGTAGAGTCGCGATTCTTAACCCACGACAATACTATGCGATGATCCAAGAGGCTGGTACAAACGGCCTGATCAATCGTGACGTTCAGGGTGACGCACTGCAAAAAGGCAACGGCGTTGTCGAAGTTGCAGGCATCAAGATCTTCAAGAGCATGAACATGCCTTTCTTTGGTTCCTATGGCACCAAGTATGGCACTGGTTCTGCTACTAACCCCGGTACTGTCGATCCTGGCAACACTGGTGATTTCGTCTCCGAAGCAATGGAAGACGGACGCAACAGTGTGGCTGGCATTGAGAACGAGTACGGCCAAGCTTCGAACTTCAATAACACCTGCGGCATCGTTTTCCAACGTGAAGCTGCCGGTATGGTGGAAGCTATTGGTCCTCAAGTTCAGGTTACCAGTGGCGACGTGTCCACGATCTACCAGGGTGATGTGATCCTGGGGCGCTTAGCTTGCGGTTGCGATTATCTCAACCCGGCTGCTGCCGTCGAACTGTTTGCTGGCACCGCTACCAAGCCTGCCGCATTCTGATTTATACATTTGTGGGGGTCTAATTGGCCCCCTTTTTTTATATGACTACTCCCACAACTATTGATACCGAGACCGAACTCTCCGCTGTAAATTCAATCTTGGGGAGTATCGGCCAATCCCCCATCACCACCCTTGACTTCACCAACCCTGAGGTAGCGTTTGTCTACAACCTGTTGAAAGAAGCCAATGTCGATACTCAGGGCGAAGGCTGGCACTACAACACAGAGCTAGCCTATGAATTTAAGCCTGACGCAAATAAGAACATCCTTGTCCCTGGCAACGTCTTACGACTGGACGTGACAGGTGGCTATGTCTCCCGCTTCCAAGACGTTGTAAAGCGCGATGGCAAGCTGTATGACAAGATTAAGCACACCTACGAATTTGATGAGCCACTGTCCTGTGATGTGGTGTGGCTGTTCAACTTCGAAGACCTGCCAAACGTATTCAAGCGGTACATCACGCTAAGAGCCGCTGGCCGAGCTGCAACCCAACTCGTCGCAAACGCTGATCTGGTCAAGCTTTTGGGCCAATCAGAGGAAGCTGCACGGGCTGCAATCGTTGAATATGAATGCAACCAAGGAAACCACAACTACTTAGGTTTCCCTGCCAATACTTCTTACCAGACCTATACACCTTTCTCCGCTTTACGTCGCTGATGGCAGGAATTACACAACTGGTTCCTAACTACATCCTGGGTCTCTCAGATCAGCCTGATGAACTAAAGCTGCCCGGTCAAGTTAGAGAATGCAAAAATACACTACCTGAGATTACAGACGGCCTAACCAAGCGGCCTGGCGGGAAGCTGATTGCTCCTGTCAACCCTGCTACTGATGGCTGTTACTTCCACTATTTCCGAGATAATGACGAACAGTATGTGGGCCAGATTGCTCGTAACGGCTCAATCAAAATCTACCGCTGCAGTGACGGTCAAGAATACGCGGTTGGAAATTCAACAGGATCTGCCATTGTCTACAAATCAGGACAACAGACCAACCTCACAAACTACCTGACGCACACAGCAGACGAACAACTGCAGTTCCTCACTGTTAATGACTTCACGTTCGTCACTAACAGAACCAAGGTTGTGGCTATGTCCAGTGCGACAGAACCAACTCGACCTGCAGAGGCCTTCATCGAGCTGATGCAGGTGGCCTACTCAAACCAGTATGGCGTTGAGATCTTTACACCTACTAACACCAACACCACAACGGTCACCTCTGCGGCACGGATCAGTCACACTGTTTCGAGCCTGAACGAGGAAGATGGAACGTGCCCTGACGTAGGTACAAAGATCTTCAACCTAAGTAGCGGCTCTAATAAAAAGAACCTCTATGTAAGAATCACAACAACGGGTCAGTCGCTGCCGGAAACAGTGACCTCAACATCGTCTGACTACGACTGTAGATATACGACTGTTGTTGACCTGCTATATGGTGGTGAGGGTTGGCAGGTAAACGATACTGTCAATGCCACACTGAAGGGCGCTACCTATACCATTAAGATCGACGCGATCAACTCAACAACTGTCCGCGCTGATCAAGGCCTAATCAGGCCAAAACCCACGCCGTTCAGTGGAGATACCACGATCACGGCTAGCACTATCCTTGGTGACCTGCGGACTGAGATTCTTAACAACACCTCAGGCTTCACAGGTCAAATCATTGGCAACGGACTGTACCTGACAAAAGGCAGCGCGTTCAGCGTGACAAGTGCAGAGAAGCCTTTGCTTAATATCCTCACCGATCAGGTGAATGATGTAGGCAAGCTGCCTAGCCAGTGCAAGCATGGCTACGTGGTCAAGGTCGCCAACAGCTCTTCTGAAGACGATGATTACTACGTCAAGTTCGAGGGGCAAAATAATACTGACGGTGAAGGCAGTTGGGTCGAATGCGCCAAGCCAGGTATCGAGACAACCTTCGATCAAGCAACCATGCCGATACAGATCGTTCGCAAAGCGAATGGTGACTTTGAAGTCGGCTACGTTGACTGGGATATTAGACAAGTAGGAGACGACGACAGTAATAAGAAACCGACGTTTGTTGGCAAGACAATTAACAACATGCTGTTCTATCGGAACAGGCTGGTATTCTTGTCAGACGAAAACGTCATCTTGTCCAGACCTGGAGATTTCTTCAATTTCTGGGCTAAGACCGCTATTACATTCACTGCATCTGACGTCATTGACGTAGCAGCTTCATCCACATTCCCAGCCAAGCTGTTTGATGGGATCGAGGTGAACAGTGGTTTGGTGCTATTCAGCCTCAATCACCAGTTCATGCTGACTACAGACTCCGACGTACTCAGTCCTGAAACAGCCAAGGTCAACCACTTATCAACCTACAACTTCAATACGAACTCGAACCCTGTATCACTGGGTACGACTATCGGCTTCCTCGATAACGCTGGTGTGAACAGCCGGTTCTTCGAGATGACAGATGTAGCAAGGGAAGGTGAGCCTGTTGTACTGGAGCCCAGTCGGATCATTGCTGGACGTCTGCCTAAAGAAATCGATCTGGTATCGAACTCAAAGGAGAACAACCTGGTGACCTTTGCTCAGCAGGGCACCTCGACAGTGTTTGGCTTCCGCTACTTCAACAGTGGTATCAAACGCTTGCAAGCTGCATGGTTCACCTGGGAGCTATCTGGGGACATCCAGTACCAGTTCAGTATCGATGACACCTACTTCGCTGTCCTGAAGAACGGCAGCAACTATGTACTGCAACGATTCGACCTGATGGTTGATGACAGCACAGCGACGGTAACGTCGAACAACTATCCAATACATCTGGATAATTACAAGACGGTTGCTACGTCTGGCATGTCGTACAGCAGTACAACAAACAAAACAACCTTTGCAAAACCCAGTGGTTTTAACGCCTCAGCACAGCTAAAAGCCTTTGTTAATGCTTCAGGCACAAATATCGGTCGTGCAGCAGACGCCACGGTCAATGGGTCGAACATTGAACTGACAGGAGATTGGACAAGTAATGACCTTGTTTTGGGCTATGAGTTTGATATGGAGGTCGAACTACCTACTATCTACTACACAAAAAAAGAAGGCGAAGCGATTCGCTCAGACATCCACGCATCACTAACAATTCATAGAGTCAAACTCATGTTTGGCGATGTGGGTTCGTATGCGACAACTCTTAAGCGCCAAGGCAAGGCTGACTACACCCAACAGTTCGAGCTGACACCAGCCAACCAATACGCCGCAAACACCACAGCACTCAAGGATCAAACGATTCAGACGATCCCTGTGTATGAGCGGAACCAAAACCTAAACATCGTTATCAAGTCATCTCACCCAACACCTGCAACTGTCAGGTCTATGCAGTGGGAAGGCGACTATTCAAACCGTTTCTACAAACGTGTCTAAGTACATCCACCGACTTACCAAAGAGGCTGCTATCGAGGTGGCCTCAAAGCTTCTACCTGAAGACAGAGCCGAATGTATCGAAGGCCATGGCCTTGATCCAGAAATATCTTTAACAGCAGCTATAGATCATGACAGTGTTTACTTTCGAGTTCCTAGCGGTGACATCGCTGGAGCTGCTGGTGTCCATCATGATGGCCAGATATGGATGCTATGCACTGAAGCTATTCATCAATGCAAACACACCTTTGTCAGAGAAGCGAAACGATTTGTAGATGAGAGAGAAGAGGAGCTGCTCTGGAACATTGTTGACTCTCGCAATGTAACTCACCTCAAGCTTCTCAGGTTCTTGGGATTTAAGTTTTTACGAATCTTTCCTTGGGGACCAAACAACATACCCTTTATAGAATTTTGCCGTGTGCGCTCCAGCAGCATTAGGCGTAGCGTCGTTCGCTAGTTCGGCTGTCGGGGCGATTGGGGCACACCAATCAGCCCAGGCACAAGCTAACGCTGCGAATGAAGCAGCCATCAATAATTACAAATATCAGATTGCTGTCCGCGAAAACAAGTGGCGACAGACATTAACGATCTGGAATCAGAAGAGGATTCAATATAAGAAAGGGCTTGCAGAAAATGCACTGGCTCTTAACCGTGGCGACGTCCAGGTACAGGACAGCCTCAACAGGGCCTACCAGCAAGCAAA